TCGTGCGGTTGTTGCCATCCCACGCATCCTGAACCTTCTGGAAGCCGAACGACATCCCAGCTGCGGCGCTCTCGTGCGTCAGCATCGAGATGACCTTGGCTGCGTCTGGATCGGCTGGGTCGAGTTTGGCTTCTACGCGAAGGCCAGTCTCATCTTCAGTCAACTGAAGGCGACCGCTTGCCGTGGTGGCAAGGGCGCGCGTCTCGTCGTGACCAAAGAGGAAGGCGATGATCTTCTGCCCTGCGGCAGCGCGCGACAGTGAACGCTTGAAAGCGTTAGGCGCAATCTTCTCCTCGAATGGGAGCCCAGCGGATGCGCTGTTCCAGATAGAGGCGTAGCCGGTGAAGGTTCGCTGACCGTCAGCACCAGCCTCAGCAAGTCGGAACTCACCGATTGGCACCGAGCGAGTTTCTTTCTCTTTCATATCCACAATCTCTTGTACGGTGTGGAGCCTGCGTAGGCTTGGGAGTTTTTTATGAGCGCTAAGAAACCAGCCGAGAAACGGCAGAACCGGGCGACCAAAGACCTTGGCGTGCTGCCCCAGATCGAGGTTGATCCACGCTCAATCCCTACGCCACCGGCTCATCTGACCGAGCGTTGGGTCAAGTCTTGGGAAGTGTTCTGGGCTTCGCCGTTCGCTCAGGTCGTTCAGCCTGCTCAGTACCCTGCGCTCGAACGGCTCTTCTCAATGTATGAGGAGCGCGAGCGAATGGATGTCTACCTGCGTGAGGAGCCGATGACCGTAGGCTCACAAGGCCAGAAGATCCTCAATCCGATGTATCGTCAACGCACAGCAGTTGATGCCGAGATCCGGCAGCTGGAGGATCGGTTCGGTCTGCACCCTAAAGCAGGGCTGCAACTGGGCATCGTCTATGGGGAAGCCGCTCGCAGCCTGGAGGAACTGAATGCAAGGATCACCAACGCCACCATTGCGGAAGCCAACAGCGAAGCAGACCCACGCTACATCGAAGCCGACACCGCTGAAGACACCGCAGAAGAGGCCGCTCTACTCGTCGCCGATCAGTAGTCCTCCGCCACCCTCCTGGGGCGGCTTGGTCTGCCGGTGGATTGAGACCAATCTCGTCCACGGTGAGGGCGACAAGTTCGGCGAGCCGTTCAGGCTAGAGCCGTGGCAGCGTGCCTACATCTGGCGCATCTACGAGTACGACCCCACGACCAACAAGCGCACGGTCAAGCGCGCCTTGCTGGGTACGCCTAAGGGCAACGGCAAGACCGAGCTGCTCGCCGCTATCGCCTTGGCTGAACTGGCAGGACCGAAGGCTCCGCGCTCGCCCAACATCCCCATCGCTGCTGCGTCGTTCGAGCAGGCTGACCTGCTCTTTGGCACTGCTCGGATTATGCTCACGCAGGGTCCACTCGCCGCGCACTTTGAGGTCTACGACACCGAGATCCTGATCAAGGATCGCCCTGGTCGGATGTACCGAGTAGCCGCCGCAGCCGGTACGAATGACGGTGGGCGACCTACCTGCTTCATTGCAGACGAGCTGCACGAGTGGACTGGCAACAAGGAGCGCGTGCATCTCGTGCTATCCAACTCACTCGCCAAGCGAGCAGAGGCGCTCGAACTAAACATCTCAACCGCAGGCTCCGACGAGAACACGCTGCTCGGCAGGATGCTGACCTACGCCAAGCGCATCGCCTCTGGCGAAGTGGCTGACCCATCCTTCCTTGTCGAGTGGTGGGCAGCTGCAGATAGCCACGACCTAGAGACCGATGACGGCCGCAGGGCTGCACTGGAGCAGGCGAACCCTAGCGCTCCTGCCTTCGTTGACCTTGACAGACTGTTGGCACGAGCCAACGAAGTGCCGATGCACGAGTGGCAGCGCTACCACCTGAACCGCTTCGTGCAGCCGCCTGACCGCTGGATCGGTGCCGAATCGTGGGCGCGGCTGAAGGAGCCAGAGCGCGTGCTGGTACCAGGCGAGCAGATCAGCGTGGGCTTCGACGGATCGTATGCACGAGACGCGACGGTGCTGACTGGCTGCACGATGGATGGCTACATCTTCCTGATCAAAGCGTGGGAGAAGTCCGAGACCAACCGCGACCCTGACTGGACGGTGCCACGCACCGAGGTGGACGCAGTCGTTGAACAGGTGATGACCACCTACAACGCCACCCTCTTCTGCGACCCTCCAGGGTGGGCTTCGGAGATTGAGGAATGGACTAGGAGATACGGCAAGCGCGTGGCAGTATTCCCTACCGCGACGATTGAGCGAATGGGTCCAGCCGTGGACCGCTTCTTTACGGCCGTAGCGACTGGCGAAGGGCTGCGCCACGACGGCAATCCGCTCCTAGCTCGGCACATCTCCAATGTCCACACGCGCCTGACGCGCTTTGGGCAGGTCTTGACCAAGGCATACAAGGCATCCCCAGACCGCATCGACGCGGCGGTCTCCGCCGTTGTGGCGTTCCAGGGTGTAAAGTTCCTGAAGGTTGAACCAAAGCAGACAGCGAAAGTGGAGTGGGTGAACCTATGATTCAGAATATCCTTGAGGTTGTGGGTGCGGCGTTTGTGATTGCAGGTCTCGCGCTATTCTCAATCCCAGTCGCATTGATCGCCACAGGCGTAGCCTTAGCTGCGCTCGGCTATACGCTAGGAGATCGTAAGTGAGCATCCTCCGTCGCCTTCTAGGCACCGAGCAGCGCAATGTTTCTGGCGGTCAGTGGCTCAGCGATAAGCCAGCCGAATCGTCAGCCGGAGTCCAACTCAATCAGCAGAACGCAACATCGATTGGCGCCTTGTACGCGGCCGTCAAGTTGTATGCCGACACTGTTGCAAGTCTCCCAGTTGGTGCCTTCATCCGTGACGGCGGCGTGCGCCGACCGGTGACGCGACCACTCTGGATTGATCGGCCCATCCCTGCGAACCCTAACTACACTGGCTTCCAGTTCCGCCACGCTGTTGTGTCAAGCCTGTTGCTTGACGGCAACGCCTTCATCCTGTTCCTGACTGACCGCCTTGGCGATGTCGTTGAGACGCGCGTGCTTGACCCACAGAAGGTTGAGATCCGAATGGACGAGATGGGCGCACCGATCTACATCGTGTCAACTGGCGACACCGCCTTCAGCGTTGGACCTGACCAGATGGTGCATATCCCACTCTTCGCCACCGCTGGCACGATGCGTGGGATGTCGCCTGTCGAGCATCACCGCACGACACTCGGACTCGCCTCTGCCACGCAGCTCTACGCTGCCAAGTTCTACGAGAATGGCGCAGCGCCAAGTGCCGTCATCAAGGTGCCAGGTGAGTTGACGCAGGATGTCGCGGACTCCCTTCGCGCATCGTTCAGCCGCCGCCACGAAGGCGTAGAGAAGATGCACAAGATTGCGGTCCTGACTGGAGGCGCAGACTTTCAGCAGATGAGCGCCAAGATCAGCGATATGCAGCTCGTTGAGACGATGCACTGGGGCGTGGAATCCATCGCTCGCATCTACGGCGTGCCGCTCCACCTGCTTCAGTACCCAGGTGGCAACACCTCTTACAGCAGCGTTGAAGTGATCAGCATTGAGTGGCTGCGCCTAGGGCTTGGTCCACTCATCGCGCGCATTGAGGCAGGGCTGCAGCGCCTGATCGTTGGTCAGACCACCTTCATCAAGTTCAACATTGACGGCCTCCTCCGCCCTACGACCAAGGAGCGAATGGATTCCTACGCCGTCGCCCTGAACTCAGGCATCCTGAATCTCAATGAGGTCCGCGCACTAGAGGACCGACCACCGCTCCCAGAGGGAGGCGATGAGTTCTGGAAGCCGCTCAACATCGGCACCGTCACGAAGGCACCTGGCGAGTGAGCTACATCATCGTTGACCTAGACGGCACGCTCATCCTTGAGGGTGAAGAGCCCAATCAGCCGCTGATCGATGCGCTGAACGAGCAGGTAATGTCAGGCGAAGCAGAAATCATCGTGGTCTCTGCGCGCAAGATTGAGCGCCTCCAAGAGACACGCGCCTGGCTGCAAGAATACAAAGTGGCAGGCGTGGAAGAGGTTCACCTGAACGACTTTGAGGGCAGTGCCTTCGCCACCGGCTTCCCATTCAAGGAGTACAAGTACGGCCTGCTAAAAGAGCAGTACGGCGACGAGCTGGAATACGCCATTGACAATGACCCAGCCGTCCGCGAGATGGCACGCGGTCTTGGTCTTGAAGCGTACTCGCCAGAGGAGTACATCGCTGACGAGGAGCGCGTCTTGCCAGATGCGTACCGTCCTGCCGGAACCGACGGCGCACCAGAGGGTCAGAACTGCGGCAACTGCTCGTTCTATGAGGCTGGCTATTGCAGCAAGTGGGATGCTCAGGTCAAGCGCGATTACTACTGCGCAGCGTGGGCACCAGCCGAGGGCGGCTATCGCGCTGTCTACGAAGTGCCGAACTACATTCGCGATGCAGCAGCCAGAGGCTTGTCCTTTGTTGAGGACGGTCTTGGCGGCGACGGCCTGCAGCCTGAGACCATCGCCGATGCGCGAGAACTTGCCGCTGGTCGAGCCGATAGCGACAAGGTGCTACGCACCGCCGCCTGGATTCGCCGCCATCGCGGCGACTGGGAAGGCGTACCGCAGAACAGCGATTCGGATAACCCAGACTTCCCAGGTCCAGGTGCTGTTGCTGGCTTCCTCTGGGGTGTGGAAACAACTGACCCAGAAGCAACTGATCGCGTACTCTCGTGGGCAGATGCTTTGATCGCAGCTGAAGATAGGGAGATTGTGGATATGAAAGAGAAAGAAACTCGCTCGGTGCCAATCGGTGAGTTCCGACTTGCTGAGGCTGGTGCTGACGGTCAGCGAACCTTCACCGGCTACGCCTCTATCTGGAACAGCGCATCCGCTGGGCTCCCATTCGAGGAGAAGATTGCGCCTAACGCTTTCAAGCGTTCACTGTCGCGCGCTGCCGCAGGGCAGAAGATCATCGCCTTCCTCTTTGGTCACGACGAGACGCGCGCCCTTGCCACCACGGCAAGCGGTCGCCTTCAGTTGACTGAAGATGAGACTGGCCTTCGCGTAGAAGCCAAACTCGACCCAGCCGATCCAGACGCAGCCAAGGTCATCTCGATGCTGACGCACGAGAGCGCCGCAGCTGGGATGTCGTTCGGCTTCCAGAAGGTTCAGGATGCGTGGGATGGCAACAACCGCACGA